ACGAAACATATGATTGACCTTTCCAATAAATATGGTCTGAAAACATTCGTTGTAAATTATTAAAAAAAAAATTTGGCAGTTCCGGAAAAAGGTGTAATTTTACACTATGAAACAATCATATCAAATACTTCGGACCGAGACAGAAACCCTCAAAAACACATATTTTGAGATGACCAAGAAATGGGCTCAAACCTATTTTAACTTGGTTATGTCAAGAAAAAATTGGAAAGAGGTAGATTGGTGTCAATATTTCGGTTTGACCCCTGAACTCAAAAATAAAGGTTTGAGTGGTAGTGAGTTTTATTCTTTTCCTACCGGTTTCTATAATACAAAAAAGTCCAAAGAATATAGTAGAATGAGAGATGAGATCAGATCCTTAGAAGTCAAAGGACTTGATAAGTTCAAAGAAATGGAACTTAAAAGGGCGGAACTTCATTATGAATCATCTCTTCTCAAACTTGCTTCACGTATTGAAATGAAAGGCATCGACATCAACAACATGAAAGTTGTGTCCGGTTACGTTGGTGTTAATGTTGAAATGACAATCAGTGATGGGGACAAATATGTTAAAGCTTGGACAATCGTAGCTGAAGGGACAGTTCAAAGACCACATTACAGATATTTGGTAAAATAATATTTGGCGGTTCCGAAAAAAGGTGTAATTTTACATTCTAAATCAAAAAAAATGAGAACAATTACAATACACATCTTGGATAAAAACTCCTCAAAATCTATGTCGGAAACCGTTAAAATTGACGGAAGAACTAAAGATAGTATAAAAAAACAGGTGGATGATTTATTTGATAGCATCCCCTTCTCAAAATGGTATTACGAGGTTGAGAGTTATGATGACCTTACAGATGAGGAAACTCAAATTCTTGAAGAATTGGAACTTGAAATTGACTATTAAAAATAAACACAATGGCAACAAGATCTTACATCGGGAAACTAAATCCGGAAACAAACACGGTCACTTACATCTACTGTCATTATGATGGTTATCTGTCCCACAACGGGAGATTACTATCCGAAAATTATAACGACAAAGATAAGGTAAATCAATTACTTGAACTTGGTGATCTGAGTTATCTTGATGAACAAATCGGAGAAAAACACGATTTCAAAAAACCAACAGAAGGTTGGACTGTGTCTTACTCAAGAGACCGGGGAGAACAATTCCAAAGTAGTAGATCAACCACTAAATTAGAGGACTATAATCGTGATCCGGGAATTGATTATTTCTATCTTTTTACAGAAGAAGGTTGGAAATATTCAACCGGAAATGGGTGGAATAAAATAGAAATTGAAAAAATTGAGGCGTAGTTTGACTTTTGTGTAGTATATTTATATAATTGTTTTACATTGCACTGTGGTGAAATAGGGGTCGCTCCCTTGGCAGACACACCCCCTCGTCTCGGGGGCGCAGAACCGGAAATAGGTAGAAAATATGGGTTGACCACGAAGCCGGCTAGTTGTTTTTTACCGAATCCCTGCATGGATGGTTCGAATCCTCTCAGTGCAGCTTTTGTTCTTTGACATTATTAAAAATATTGGTAGACAAATTGGTAAACACAGATATTTATTTATATGGCAAAACCTTATGTTTATAAAATAACTTCTGTGGAAGGTGAATATTATTTTGGTGTCCGGTGGGATTATGAGGGTAATCCAATTGATGACCTGTGGAAAAAATATTTTACATCATCTTCTTTAATAAAGGAAATGATATTCACCAATGGTATTGATTATTTCAAACCTGAAATTATCACAATTTGTGATAATGAGAAACAAGCTTTAGGTTTAGAATATGAATTTATTAAAGAAAATATTCAAGACCGAAAATGTCTCAATCGTGCATTAGGAAAATGTACAATTTGGGATGAAGTTTTGAAAAAAAGAGTTTCCGAATCAATGAAAAAGGTAAGGCAGGATCCGGAATATCAAAGAAATGCTTCTGAAAAAATGAAAGGAAGTAATAACCCGAATTTTGAAAAAAAACCTTGGCGTAATATCAATTCAGATATTCCAAGTTGGGTTAAAATAATTGATGTTTATCAAGATTTCATAAATGAAAATTGGGATTTTTCAAAATATGGATTTGGTAGAATTTTTTTGATGAACAGATACAATATTTCACAAGGAACTTCTCGTAAATTCATTTATTTAGTCAAAAATAACTGGAATCCTTTTTTAGATACAGATTATTTGTTATTTTTGAAAGAGAATGGCTTTGTGGCGAAATAGGTAGCACGCGAGGGACTTAACGGGATCTTTAGAACATTGAGCCGTTAATCCCTTGGACAGTAATGTCCGTGTCGGTTCGACTCCGACCAAAGTCACATTAAATAACATACATCATAATCAGTCAAGCCGTGTTGAGCTGTCAGTGTATGTTAGATAAGAGAAGGAGGCGGCTGGGACATTCTCTTATCACAAATTATTAGGTTGATTGGGATTTCGGGGCCACGCAGTAGCAAAGTAACGCCAATCATAAAAACAGATGTCCACTCCCCCATCTTCTGTTTTCCTTGTTTTTGGACCGGTAGCTCAATGGAAGAGCAACAGCCTTCTCAGTCTATATTTTGTATTACTGAGAAGCTGTAGGTTAGTGGTTCGACCCCACTCCGGTTCACCAATTAAGTAAGTGCTCGCTTCCCATGGTTTAATAGTACAAGGATAATGAAGGGAATAATACGACCCCCAACACTTACTTAAAAAAATTTGGTTGGTATTGTAAAAATGTTTATTTTTGTTTTCTAAATCAATCATATGCCAATTTACACAATCAGAGAAACAAAGCCTGCAACTCAGGTTTGGGAATACGAAGTAGAGGCTAACTCAGCAGAGGAAGCAGTAGAGAAAATTGCACAAGGAACTGCAAAACCTGTCAACTATTATGTAGACAGCAATGAATTTGAAGATTTTAAGTACGACATCGAAGAATCTGAAGAGAACTAAAAAAATTTGGTTGGTATTGTAAAAATGTTTATTTTTGTTTTCTAAATCAATTATTATGAATCAGGAATCGGCCGTAGAATGGTTAAAAAAGGCTCTTGAAGTTTCAGGAACTCAAATACCTGATGTTTTTTATGACATTGCATTAAATATTGAAAACGATCTAAAAATTTCAAATTATAATAAAGGTCGGAGGGATTATATTGGTCTTCTAAAGAATGTGGTGGAAAAAAAACCTTTGCAGTTGGTAGATTTTATTAATGAGTCCTAATGGTAAGTCAGGTGGTGTAAGGGGATCACGATAGAGGGAGTTATGCTCTATAGAAACAGGTTCGACTCCTGTCCTGACTTCAAAAAATAAATGTTATGACCACAACAGAAAAAATGTTTTTAATTAAAAAGTTGATGGATGAAATTGAGTTTGAAGTGAGAGAAACAGCTAAAGATATTGAAGATATTGATAGACCCCTTTATAGGATGCTTACTGAAGGGTGTGCTGACGCTTTTAGACATATGTCTAAAAATTTACATTCACAATCATCAGGTTACCAAATTGATGCTTGGGATAAACAATTAAATTACGCATATAAAATTTCTAAAAATAAATAAATCATAGTCAGGTGGCGGAATTGGAGTCAATTCGTGGTAATGTGGTGGAAGCGAAACACATCATTGATACAGGTTCGAATCCTGTCCTGACTTCAAAAAATAAAAGTATATGAGTCAATTTATCAGTACAGAACACGCTAATCAAGCGGCCAGAGAGGCTTTTGAGCGTTATCGTTCAGATGAGGAACGAATCAAAGAGATTGAAAACAAAATCAAAAACGGTGAAACCGTACCAGTGGAAGATATTTTATGGGTTTGTCAAGTGGCGAAACATGGAATATGGGCACAAGAATCGAGCTGGTACGACCACGGATAAAATTATATAGTCAGGTGGTGAAATCTATCGGTAGAGCGATGATTGTTTGGAAGACATTTGAGATGACACCCACACAATATGTAGCTTAATACAGGTTCGAATCCTGTCCTGACTTCAATGTTCTAGCTGGCCACTAGACGTAGTTCCTCCCACACCTCTCAGAACCGACCTCGTGTCGTGCACAGGTGACCCAAGGGAGCCGGATCGTAAACCGGATGGGTTGGCAACTTTCCCACTGACTCCGGAAAAGTTGTAAATAGTCAGGTGGCGGAATGGAGAAGACGCTAAAATGTAGTTTTAGATACGAATTAGGCAATCGTATATCATCAGTTAATGTATCGCGTTATGTTTAGTGATACGCAACTCCAAAACTAAAACGTATGGGTGCAAATCCTTTCCTGACTACACGTTCCGATTCATCATCGGATAGTATGCCCAATATGATGAGAAACGGTGTGATAGCCGTATGGGAACGTAGATAGTATAGGGAGAACTATCGGGCAAGTCAGCCTGAACCTCGCAAGGGTCAATGATTATTCCTAACCCACCCCGGGGACAGCCACAACACCTGTAAGTTGGATAAATTAGGGTGTTATTTTTTTTTTTGGTGGTTTCAAAATACTTTCTTATCTTTACAAAAAAAAGTATGGAAAAGTATCAAAAAATCTTTATTAGTGTGATGTTGTTCATCGCGACATTTATCACCACTATTATCATTTCAGAATTAGCGGCACATTTTTTAACATTACCAAATACAATTGCAAATATTTTTGGTGGTGTCATTTTATTCATTACATTTGCATTCATCCTAATAATAGGATACTTAATAAGTAAATTTCTCAACAAATAAAAAACAACAATTATGATTGGAATTATCACTTTTGGTTTATCATTAACCATCTTAGGAATTTTATTAGGGGTATTTAACTTCAAAAGTTACAAGACCACAAGAGAAGTGCAACGAACAAATTATCGTGGCGACGTTACAACTGAAACAAAAACTGAGACAAACACTTCACAAGTAATAAAGTTGATAGCGGTATTTTTTATTTCTTTATTATTAGGTCTTTTTAACCCCCTCTCAGTTGAACGTATTGATGTAGGACACGTTGGTTTGAAAATTAACAACACCGGAGATGAAAAAGGTGTCAGTAAGACCACGTATGTAACGGGTTGGGTGTTTTATAATAGTTGGTTATCTCGTATCAAGGAGTATCCTGTAACACAACAACACGTTGATTATGAGGAAACCGCAATTATCACAAAGGGTGGATTCCAAGCGGTAATTAAACCGAGTTTTAACTGGTCTGTTAATCCCGCAAATGCCGCTGATATGTATCAGAACCTGAGACAAGATGTGGATCAGATTAAGGAAACTTGGCTTAAGAATGCTATCATAGGAGCCGTAAATGACGTGGCAAACTTATATAGTGTGGATTCAATTTTTAATCACCGGGCTGAATTTGAAGGAGACATTGTAAAAGAATGTAATTTGAGGGTTAGTAAGTGGTTCAACGTATCTCAATTAAGAACAAATATTGTTCCTCCAAAAGAGATCACGGAAGCCATCAACCAAAAGACCAAGGCGGTTCAAGAAGCTCAAGCCGCTATCCAACAAAAGATCGTGGCTGAAGCTCAGGCTTTGACACAGATCGCAAAGGCAAAAGGTGATAGTGCTCAAGCGGTGATTGCAGCATCCGGTAGGGCTGAAGCGGTGAGAAAAGAACAACAATATTTGACTCCGATGTATATTGAGTATATCAGGGCACAAAGATGGGATGGTAAGTATCCGACAACAATGTTGGGTGGTAATACATCAACATTATTGAATCTTAATAAGTAATTAAGGTTAGTCAGGTGGCGGAATTGGTTAGACGCTAAATAGTAGATAATCTTGATACTACAGACTCGCGAACTGTCGTCATAATTCAAGAATACAGGTTCGAATCCTGTCCTGACTACAACCCGTCGGAAGCTCATGTTGGTCCGAGTGAGATGAAAACGCGGATATCGGACCCCATAGTCAGGTGGATTAATGGTAAATCGGCACCCTCACGGTTGAGATAACAGCTAATGGCACTCTGAATGATAAAGCTAATGCAGGTTCGAATCCTGTCCTGACTACAATATTGCGATGCAGGTGCAAGGTCGGTCTCATGAGCCGAATTGGGTAGCTCCCCCTCAGAAGTTCGAGTCTTCTAATCGCAACAAAATAAATTTGGTTGTATTGAAAATAAGTTGTATTTTTACATATTAAATCAAATAGTATGATCAACGAAGTAACAAAAATTTACACAGAGATGACAGATTTGGAATTATCTCAAGCCATTCAAGAAATGAAAGAGGATAATCTTAAAGGTATTATTCGTGAAGATGGGGTTGTTCGTCAGAAATGTAAAATACTTCAAGATATTGTTGGTGGAAATAAATACGAACATTTAATGATGGTTCAATTCGCCATCTTACAAGAAGCCGCGTACCGATTCACACCAAAATTATAAAAATATGGACAATAATCAGGACAAAGTGTCCATATTAAAAAAGTGTAAAATAAACAATTAAAAAATTGTAAAATAGATATGAAATCGGATAATGATAAAAAACCATTAGTATATTGTGGTGTAATTGATCTTATGACCAATGAACCAGTTAAAATGACTGATGAACAAAAAGAAAAATTCACAAAAATGTGTAGTAACGATGGTGAATATAATGCGGTTTTTTGTGAGGATGATTCAATACCAAAGACAATGCAATTAATTGCGACTATTAATAAAAAATAAAATTATGGAAATGAAGGACCTGATCAAGAAATTGCGTAGATTAGAAGATGAACTTTACGAAGTAAGGGAACAAATTAGACAAACTTCCGATGGGTTCCTCTATCTAACTAAACTCCGGTGTTATGGTTCCATAACTTGGGATATGCACTCCAATTCTTTTTCCGCTCAGGAACTTTGTGATGAATATTATGGTGATAATGGGATCGTTGAAGTTTACACCAACAACCCGGATCATATGATATCAAGTTATGGTGAAGTTGTTGTGATGAGTTTAGAAGAACTTAAGAATTTAAGTCAGGAAAATGTTTCTATGTCTCAAGCAATTGTTAACCGGATGATTGACTCAATGATTCCGGGGGTAATTGAATAAAAAGGTTTATATTTGTTTTGATATTTGGACTATAAGTAAGGAAATAATAAAAAAAATAAACTATGTCACATACTTGGGAAGAATTGAAAGAAGAATATTCCAACGATCAATTTCCACCTTTCGGAGGACCATTTACCGATGCGTTAGATCCGTGGGAGTGGTTGAGTAAAAACTTTGACCCACCAAAAAGGACTGAGTTCAGTGGTTCTTATATGAAACAAACAGCAGTAGAATGGTTAGTAGACAAGGTTACTGATATGATACATGAGTCTAATCATATTGAACTTGTTTCTTTACTTGAACAAGCCAAACAAATGGAGAAGGAGCAGATAATAAATGCTTATAAAAATGGACAAAAGATTGTAGAACAATACTACAACGAAACTTATGGAAAATAAAAAACACACAGTAGTAGAATGGTTGGCTGCACAACTTCAAGCACCTTGTAGGGGAATACCTTCTCATATTATTGAACATGCCAATCAAATGTTTAAGGATCAGATAATAGAGGCTAATGAAGATGCTTCAACAAACGAGCTTGGTGAATTTTTAACAGGAGAACAATACTACAACGAAACATATAAAAAATAAAATAAAAATGAAGAAGGCGCTTATTACAGGAATAAATGGACAAGATGGATCATACTTATCTGAGTTCTTGATTGAAAAAAATTATAAAGTTTTTGGAATATTAAAAAGAAATTCTGTCGCTGAAAATCAAACATATAGGTTAGATGAAATCTATGACAAAATAGAATTATTTTATGCGGATATGACTGATTTATCTTCTTTAATCTATGTGATTCAGAAAACACAACCTGATGAAATTTATAATTTGGCGGCTCAATCTCATGTTAGAATATCATTTGATCAACCAATTTATACATCACAGGTTACTGGACTTGGTACTTTAAATTTACTTGAAGCGGTTAGGTTGATCAAACCAAATACAAAAATATATCAAGCGTCATCATCAGAAATGTTTGGTAATTGTATTGATATTGATGGATTTCAAAGAGAGACAACACCAATGAATCCGGTATCACCATACGGTTGTGCAAAAGTTTTCTCATATAATATATCAAGGAATTATAGAAATTCATACAACATGTTTGTATCAAATGGAATTTTATTCAATCACGAATCCCCAAGAAGAGGAACTAATTTTGTAACAAATAAAGTTTGTAAAGAAGCGGTAAAAATTAAACTTGGATTATCAAATGAATTGAAATTAGGTAATTTGGATGCAACAAGAGATTGGGGACATGCAAAGGATTATGTTAAGGCAATGTGGATGATTTTACAATTAGACAAATCAGACGATTTTGTTTGTTCTACAGGTATATCTCATTCAGTACAAGATTTATGTGAATATGTTTTTTCAAAATTGGGATTAGATTGGAGACAATATATCAAACAAGATCAAAAATATTTCAGACCTGAAGAGTTGGAAGATCTAAAAGGTGATTCAACAAAACTGAAGAAAGCCACGGGGTGGGAACATGAATACACTTTTGAAACTATGCTTGACGAAATGATAGAATACTGGTTAAATCACTTTAATAAAAAATAAAATATGAATTACAAATTAAAAGAAATGCCCGAAAAGGTATATTGGGCCGAGACAAAACAATTTACAGTTGAGGATGAAAATGGTGACACATTTGACATCCGGGTTGGAGAAAACTCAAAATTTTCTGAGTATTGGATTTATAAAAATGGATGGGAAGAAATTGATGATCAAGATCTTATGGATTATATCTATGAAGGTCTTGGCAACGATGAATATGAATTTGAAGAAATTGCGCGAAAAGAAAGAGAAGAGAAAATGGATAAAATTTACGATGAATATATCAAAGAGAAGGGTGACGATGCAACCGTTGATGAGTTTACATCAAGATTAGGTAGAGAAAATTTATACCCTCGTGACATTACATATTACGAAGAGTTCTATAACAACTATCACTACGCAAAGAAGAAATTCAAAAAATAAATTTGACATACTCACATTCTTTCGTATCTTTGTATATATTTATAAGACAATGAGAAACTTGCTCAATATACAAATGATACAGGAAACACCAAATAGTGTTAATGGGTATGATGTGCCTGAGGTATATACGCAAGTTCGGTAAAAGTAATTTTAAGTAAAAAAAAATACAAGCCCGAACATAAAAGTTCGGGTTTTTTTTTGGATCTTTGACATTGTGGGAATATTCGGGATGTAGTTCAGTCCGGTAGAATGCTTGGTTTGGGACCAAGATGTCGTAGGTTCGAATCCTGCCATCCCGACTTTTGTCTCCTTAGCTCAACGGTAGAGCAATTGGCTGTTAACCAATAGGTTTTAGGTTCGAATCCTAAAGGGGACGCAAATGGCCCGGTGGCGTAACGGTAGCCGCGTTGGTCTTAGGAACCAATGTCGTAAGACGTGAGAGTTCGAATCTCTCCTGGGTCACTAAAACATATAATATGAAATACAAAATCAAATTGGGAGGTCGTGGAGCCGATATATGGATTCACGATATCAACGAAGATCAGAAAAAACTTCTTAAAGAAGGTCATGTCGAATTAAATCAAATGGAGTATGAAGACATTGCCGAAGTATTGGGAAAAGAACAAGTTGACGATTCAGAAGAATCTTTTACAGGTGTTTATAATAGACCTGATGAGATTGTAATTGAGGTTAGAGATGAAAATGACAACCTTATTTTTGATTCAACAACTCAAGATGAATGGTATTTTGATCAGGATGTTATGGATGAATATTTTGATCATGAATCAGTTCACGAAGGAGAAAATAAATTCTTTGTTGAAAGTTATAGCAAAGGAAATTTCTTTCAATTTGAACTTGAATGTGATGAGTTTGATCCAAATAAGTTAAGTCCCCAACTTACAGAAATTGGTGAAAGGTTTGAGTTAATCACCGGATTAAGATATGAAGGTGAAATTTTGGAAAGTGAGTTTGATGATTATTGGGGTAAGGGTTATTATTATCACTTATCCGATGAAGAATAATTGATGATGGGGTATCGCATAGCGGCAATTGCAGGGGACTGTAAATCCCCCCTCTTCGGAGTTCGGCGGTTCGAGTCCGTCTACCCCAACATAAATTTTATACCAAATGGTATAATACCAAAAGGTATAAAAAATAAAATTTTTTGAATCAGAATTTTTATTATCTTTGTAAAACAAACGCTCCCGTGGACAAATCGGTTAAGTCGTTTCCCTTTCACGGAAAAGATCGCGAGTTCGAATCTCGTCGGGAGTACTAAGGACAAGTGAAGACTGAGGTGCAACCCCTCGGTATATGATACTCAAGAGGGTCCCGTTGAATCGCGACTAGTCAGACGGGTGAGAGTAGAGTTGATATAAGTAGGGAGTAATTAACCCAATCACGAAATTCAACCGCCGGATTAAAACCCGGTCATGATGTTCATAGGGAACGAAAAACTTGTCTTTTTTTGAAGGTCCTGTAGTTAATCGGCTATAATATCCCCCTGTCACGGGGAAGTGCCGGGTTCGATTCCCGGTGGGACCGCAAACTTCGGGATTAATTACCCTGAAGCTGGAAGGTTCGAAACTTCCGATTGACTATGGTGTAATGGGCACACTGGCCCTGGAGGCCTCCCATACGGAGGTGCTAAGGGTCGGGGGATTCAGGTTCAATTCCTGATTGGTCAGCAAAATGGACTCTTAACTCAACCGGTTAGAGTGCAAGTCTCATAAACTTGAAGTTACAGGTTCAAGTCCTGTAGAGTCCACAAGATGATGGTCTGATGTCTGAAGAGTTGTCGACAAACTCCAAGACTATATAACAGACATCACCCTCGGCCGATGCATCGTAAAACTATTATTAAGCCGTTAAGATTGGGACGAGACGGGTATCCCTTCATCATCTAACTTAGTCCTTTAGCTTAGTGGGAAAGCGGTTGTCTTACATACAACATAGAGAGTGTTCGATTCACTCAGGGACTACAAAATTTGGATCATCGCCATCGTAAAGCATCACGGGAAGAACTCCGATGGAGAAGTGAGATAGCCGAGTAAAACAGGAAACTGAAATTGATTCAAATTCAAAATATTGGTCTTAATTGACAAGGCATTTGATTCTAATATAGGAAAGTTAACTAAGAAACGGAATCTAGTGTCTTTTGAAGGTGTAAATTAACTACATTGCTTCTACAATATTATATAGTCAGGTGGCGGAAAAGATAGACGTTAATCACGGAAACCTAATGAGGTAGAGAACGCAAGTGAGAGGTATCTGCGGATACCGTACAGGTTCGAATCCTGTCCTGACTACACCTGATACTTGAATGTAAGATAGTAGAGTATCTTCAGTTGGGGTCTTGCAGCTCGTGAACTGGGGTCCGGGAGTCGCTCGGGGGGAGTACCGGTGAACCTCCCAAATTGTTCCATAGTGTAATGGCTAACATACAAGAATTTGACTCTTGTGATAAAGGTTCGAATCCTTTTGGGACATCCATAAAGGAGGGTTGCATGAAAGGTAAATGGCCAGTTTGCTAAACTGAGGCTGGGATATTCCCAAGGAGGATCGATACCTCCACCCTCCGCATAAACGAAAACAAAATATTTATATTAAAGGAGGTCAAATGAAAAAATTCACAACACTCCAAGGAGTTAAAATTGATGACCTGATTGAATATATCAGAGAATATATATCAACCAAGGACAATATCGAAATACTAATAGGATCTGACTCACAATGTTATTCAAACAAAAAAACGGTATATGGTGTTGTGATTGCATTATATTCAAAGGGTAATGGTGCTCACGTTTTATGTTCAAGAGAAACCGTTCCAATGGAAAGAAATACACAAGCTAGGCTTTTGACTGAAGTGTGGAAATCTATTGAAGTTGCGGAATATTTGAAAGAAAATAATCTACCAAAACCAAAATATATTGATATTGATCTAAATCCGGATCCAAAATATAAATCTAATCAAGTTTTAAGACAGGCTGTAGGTCTTGTTGAAGGAATGGGATATAAAGTGAGATACAAACAGTTGGGAGCAATGATGACTTATGCTGCGAATCATTTGGTTAGAATATGATATTTATTAAAATATCATATGAAAATTTTAATTACTGAAAAACAAGTAAAAAGAATATTAGAACACAACAAACTTGCTCAGGATGAATTCATAAAAAGAAGTCAACTTGTCCATAAAAATGAGGATGGATCTCCAAAGTATGATTATTCTTTAGTTGATTTTGTTGATACTAATACAAAAGTTAAAGTTGTTTGTCCTGAACATAAGAATCAATTATTACAAGATACCGGGCAAGAATATTTTGAAGTATTTCCAAACACACACATGCAAGGTAAGGGTGTCTGCCCTTACGAGAGTAAAAGAAAACTAACAAAACACTCAGACGAACATTTGTCAAAAATTGCTTCCTTAGTCAATAGCTCCATAGAATTTAAAACTAAATACCCTTCGGAATATTTTGCGGCTAGAAAAAGAAAAAAGAATGATCCTGAATTTTACAAAAAAATTACATCTCATTTTCAATCAATGATCAGAAAATCATATGGTGAAGAAGCGGTTTTTCAAACGTTAGAAGAATTGGGATATAAGTTTAAAATACAACATCCTTTTGAAGATTGTACAAATATGAAAGAAAAAAAATATTGTAGATACCTTCCATTTGATTTTTACATACCAACATTAGACACCGCAATAGAATACGATGGAGAACAACACTTCAAAGAATCTAATTTATTCGGACCAGAAAAATTTTTGGCAACTCAGAGAAACGATAAATTGAAGGATTTATTTTGTAATAAAAATGATATCAACTTGATAAGAATACATTATAAATTTGGTGAAATTCCTGAGGTTTTGGGGGAAATTTTGAATGATATAAAAAATCATAATTTTAAAGGGTTATTTTATAAATTGGGTCCTTACTAAATATTTATTTTTAATATCAATAAATTGGTTTATTTTTGTAAAAATTACAGATATGAACACAATTACGTTTGACAGATCAACATTAGATTCTCTTAAAAAAGAGTATGTGAAAGCCGTTAATAACAATCGTGAATCATTCACTTTTCAAGGAAATAAACTTTTAACGTCCTACGCAAAATACCTGATCCAATACCTTGAAATAAAACTTAAAAAATAACTTTAGATTTTTTTTAATATACCGATATTTATTATTATCTTTGTAAAACAAAAATTAAAACAATGAGAACTCAAAAACATACAATGTCGTTTACGATCTGTTCTAAGTGGACAGCGATTCGTCATATCCCTATGTCTCGAGTAAATTCATTTGTGTAAAATAGTTTTAATAACAAACGAAAAACCTCGGGACAAAATCTCGAGGTTTTTTTTTTTGGGCGGATGGTATAGTTGGAAACACACGACCTTTGCAAGGTTGAGTCCCCGGTTCGAATCCGGGTCGGTCCACATAATGTTCGGGTAACTTAATTGGTGAAAGTGCCATCCTGATGAGATGGAAACTGTAGGTTCGAGTCCTACCCCGAACACAAATGGTGCACAAGCTAACTTAGTAGAAGCGTATCTCTGAAGAAGATAAGGACTTGGGGCGGAACCAAGGTGCACCACAAATAATAATAAACAACTAAAAACAAGTATTATGGAAAGTGACAAGGATGACAAACAGAATCCCTCTAAGCTTTAAAGTGAAGTAACGAGCTTTTAACTCGTGGAAGACGGGGCGGTACCGTCAGGGGGAACAAAAATGGTCAGTTGGCAGAGTGGCCCAATGCAAGAGTCTGCAAAACTCTAAAACCAGTGGTTCGAATCCACTACTGACCTCAATAAATGCGGGTGTGGTGAAATGGTATCATGCGGCTCTCCAAAAGCCTTGTTGTGGGTTCGAATCCTACCACCCGTGCATAAGGTCTTGTCGTTCAATGGATTAGGACAGATGGCTACGGACCATCAGATGGGGATTCGACTTCCTCCAAGACCTCATAATTAGGAAGGGTGTCAGAGTTGGTTTATTGAACCGGTCTTGAAAACCGGAGAACCTTTGGTTCCGTGGGTTCGAATCCCACCTCTTCCTCTGTGGCCTGAGATGGGTTGGTTACATCGTCAGATTGTGGCTCTGAAGAACACGGGTTCGACTCCCGTAGGTCACACCAAAAATGCCGTGGGTTAGAGGAAAACAACCGTCTCTCATAAGGACGGAGAATGGAGTTCGAACCTCCAACACGGTACAATGGCCGATTAGTTAAGTTGGTTATAACACTTGATTTGTAATCATGAGTCCCCGGTTCAAATCCGGGATTGGCCTCAAAATTTTTTTGGTGGTATTTGAAAAAAGTGGTATTTTTGTTCTATGAAACAGGATATCAAATACGCCAAACCATCAGAAGTGATTAAGGGTTACACCGAATCCCTGATTGCGAAAAACGAATCTAATGACTGTGTTGTCAGAGCCTTTGCATCATCTTGTGATGTAGATTATGATCGGGCACATTACTTTGTAAAAGAAAAATTTAAGAGACAGAATAGAAAAGGGACACCCAATTTTTATTCAACAATGAGAGCTTTAATAAATCTTTACAACGCCCGTTTGAATGGTAAAAGATTTGAAGAAAAGGATTTGACTGATCTTAAGGTTGAAAATAAAACCAAATCGGCGACTGTTGGTCAGTTTTTGAAAAAATATAAAACCGGAACATTTCTTGTTGTTGTTAGAGGACATGCTTTCACTATCAAAGAAGGTGTTGTGATTGGAAATGAAGGAGACGCAAAACAACTCAGAAGACCATTTACCAAAGTGTATGAAGTTGTATAATTGTAAAAAACATTATTATGGGATATAAATTATTTTTAGACGATATTCGGACCCCAAAAATGGCGTCCCGGGTGAATTATGTTGAACAATTCAAAGACATTTATGATCAACCTGATTGGGTTGTTGTTAGATCTCATGATGAGTTCGTCAAACATATCACAGAAAATGGACTACCCGGTTTGATTTCTTTTGATCACGATTTGGGTATTGAACATATCAAATATTATTTTGATAATGGTGGTCACGATAATCCCCCCGATCCGGATAAAGGAAGATTTGAAGAAAAAACCGGTAAGGACTGTGCAAAATGGTTGGTTGATTATTGTATTGACAATAAATTGGAACTACCAAAATATTATGTTCACTCCGCAAACCCAATTGGAAGAGAAAATATTATTAATTACCTAGAAAACTTTAAGAAAAGTTATGATAAAAATTGATAAAGATATAAACGTTTGGATCACATCTGATACTCACTACAATCACAAAAATATCTGTCGTTCAACAACTAATTGGAGAACTACAGATGGAGAGATTCCGGTGAGTCAGACCAGAGATTTCCGTGATTTGAATCATATGAATTCTACTATTATCAATAACATCAATGAATTCGTAGGTCAGGATGATGTGTTGATTCACTTGGGTGATTGGTCATTTGGAGGATTTGAATATATTCGTGAGTTTTGGGACAGATTGGTGTGTAAAAACATTCACCTTATCTTGGGTAATCACGACCACCACATTGAAAGAAATAGGGATGGTGTTCAGGGTTTATTCAAAAGTGTGTCTGTGTATAATACACTACAATATGACGGTTATTACTTCCAACTTATGCACTACCCCATTTCTAGCTGGGATGGATTAAATAAGGGTTATATGCACTTACACGGACACTGTCACCTCCCAACTCATATGAGGTTCGGAAATGGTCGTAGAATGGACGTGGGAATGGATGGTAGCCCGGAATTCAGACCATATAATATCAAAGAGTGTATCAAATTACTCAAAGACCGGGAAAATCTGTCAGAAATGCCCAAGGATCACCATGTGGAAAGATTAATTGGTAGTTTATAATTTATTCCGTATCTTCGTGTTTTATTAACAATTAAAACTTAAAATTATGGCACTTGTATATGTGGCGATGTTGAAAGATTATGACGGATCAACAGATATTTTGACCGTTCAATCAGAGAGAAAAGATCTTGAAACTTATGTGAAAGATTATTTTGGAATTTCTGAAACAAAAGATTATACCAACCCCGGTGAACTTTTGGGGTATAATAAAATTGAATATTCTGAATTTGAGGGTGATTTGGAAGGCGTATATAAATTCAAACAAGATGATCAAATTTCGGAAGTATTAGTATATTGTAAATCATTAAATGAAGCACCATGAGTAATTTTAACATCTCCCCCGATGAGAAAGTTTGTTATAACTGCAAACACATCGCTTGGTTAATCGGTGTTGGACAAGGATTAAGATGTTCCAACCCCAAAAAAGGTAAGGTCCCGGAAGTTATCCCGAGTAGAACACACACTTGTGAATTTTTTGATCGTAAGGAAAAATTAAATGAACCAAATTCTTGAAAAATATTATTCTGAAGGTCTTTTGCAAAAGCAACATCACCCAACCCTTCCATTGACAATTTGGAATTATTCTCCAAAAGTTCAATATGAAAAGTTGTGGGATGAGGTGACCTTGCAAGCTCGTGGTCTTGTCACAGATGATGAGGGTAACGTGGTTGCCAGACCTTTCAGAAAATTTTTCAACTATGAGGAAATTGAACCCGAACAAATTCCCAATGAAAGATTTGACGTATTCGAAAAGTTGGATGGATCATTGGGGATTTTATTTAACTACAAAGGAGAATGGGTTTTGGCAACTCGTGGATCATTTACATCCGATCAAGCAAAAAAAGGGTGGGAAATTCTTCAGAAGTATGACTACAAAAGATTAATTGAGGATAAAACTTATCTTTTTGAAATAATCTACAAAGAGAATAGAATCGTTGTTGATTATGATTATGAAGACCTGATAATGCTTGGAGTGATTGACAATGCGGATGGATATGAATACAGAATATTTGATGAAAAGATTCACTTGGAAGGCATCCGGTTCGTGAATATGTATAGAAACCTTGGATTCAAGTTTGTCAAAAAATATGATGGAATACAAGATTATACAACCCTTAAAAATATCATTAAAGATAATGAAGAGGGGTTTGTTATAAGATTTGAATCCGGATTAAGAATGAAGATCAAGGGGAGTGAATATGTTCGTTTACACAGGATCTTAACCAATATCTCTAACCGAGACATTTGGGAATATCTGAAAGATGGAAAACCAATGGATGAGATACTTGAAAAAGTTCCGGATGAATTTTACGATTGGGTTAAACAAACAAAAAATAATTTGGAGAAGGAATTCAATAAATTAAATGATGAATATAAGTGGATTTATAAAATAATATTGAGAGTTCCGAATTGTTGTGATAGAAAACTTTTTGCTTATCATGCAACCAAATACAAACATTCGTCTATACTTTTTGCAATGTTTGATCGTAAAAACTACAAACCAATAATTTGGAAATTAATTTACCCCGAATATTCCAAACCGTTCAGAAAAATAGATTAACTTGTTGAACAAAAAAAAGTAAATAGTTTTACAAATTTTTTAGATAATCGCTGTATTTATAGGTTAAAAAAAGTCCTATGATTACAGCGATTATTGTTGCATTTATTACCGGTGTTTTGGGTCCCGTGAGTGTTCTATTAATAAGAGCGCATATAGCTAAAAAGAGAAAAAAACCAGATCCTATTAAAGAGGCTCTCCAAGTTGGTGAACTGGTAAATCATAAATTAGAGGTAATACAACAATATTCTAAAGCAGATAGAGTTTGGATTACACAATTTCATAATGGTGGGAATTTTTATCCAACAGGAAAATCAATGACAAAATTCAGTATTATCTACGAAATTGTTGGTCCTTCCGCACAATCAGTTCAAACTAATTTTCAAAATATTCCGGTTAATTTGTTTTCCAAGTCAATAAATTATTTATTTGAAAACCATTTCATTGCGATTCCTGATTATAAAGATGAAACAGTTGCAACTCACGGATTGAAATATATTGCCGAAGATGTTGGTTGTAAATCAGGATATCTTTTCGCGATAAAAACTATTGATGAAAAATTTGTAGGTGTTTTGGGATTAGATTTCACAAAAAGGAAAACAAACTTACCGGGAGATATTATTCAAGAATTACTAGTTGACGCGAGTTCTTTGGGTGGGGTTTTGAATTAACCTTTGAACTTTTCATCAGGTGTGGGATCTTTAACCCAAATGTCATTACCATATGTAAAAACTTCAGGATTTTCTTCTATTCCACCAATATAAGTTCCATTTTCATATATGTCTCCTATTTCAAACGTTTCACTATCTTCGTGATTAAAGTCACTAATTCTTACCCTCATTGAGATATAAGGATCTAATTTATAGTTTATCCCAATATTTTTTTCTGAATCAGAAAGTTGTCGTAATTTTTCTCTAAATTTTGGATTCCAACTTAAGTAAGTCGTAACTCTGAAAGGAGTATGGGGATCATAATCTGTATGTCCCCTCCCATCACATTCATAACAATCGAAATTACCTGATCCACCACAATTACTACATTCAATTCTTCCATCCCCATCACATTCTCCACAGTCTACCTGTCCGTTTCCTTGACAATCTTCACAAGGATTACCATCACCATCTTCACCATCACCATCACAGGTTGAGCAAGTTTCACTACCACTAGCATCACATTCATGGCAATCATTAAACCCTTCACCGTAACATGTGTCACACGATACAGTACCATCACCATCACAAAAAGAACAATCAACTTCTTCGGTATTTTCATAAAATTGAACTATGGAATAACTAAATAAAAATTGATCCATTATATGTTCCATACCTTCTTTATATTTTCCTTTTTTCATTAAAGTCGTTAAAAAACAAAGAATGGCCAAATCCCGGGGAGATAATAAATCAAGCATAAACTGTAATATTTGATTGGTTTTTATTACCTGAAGAACACCTTCAGGAACTACGTCATTACCACTAATATATTTTAACGGTAATGTTGCTAATTTGGCAATATTTTTTTTCATTATTACTTTTTTCTAATTTATAAATATTTATGAAATAAAGTTAATTGCTTTTTTTATATTCAGAAAATGAAAAGAAAATTATCAGAGGAAATTTTAAGATTCAAGCAAATCACAAATATCAATGAAGGTGAAGATATTAGAGGTGTTGACGAATTAGTATTTAATCCGGTAACAGGGCCAGGAGGTAAAATAGGTTTCGGTTATGATCAGGGTAAAAAAAGAAAGGGAATAACATGGAAAAAACATCACGACCATTTACATGTTTCATTTGATGATAAGCAAGTCGCTATTGAAATTATGGAGAAGGCTCTATCATTAGGACTTTATGTTGCCGAAAACCCTTATTTAGGAAATAAAGACAAAACCGGTAAAGTTGATTGGGTTCATGCTGATGATAGTCATCATTATAAAAATTTTGATAACATTCAATTCAAACGTAGTGGTGATTACGGAGGACAAAAAGTTATAGGTAAAGCCGCAGACATAAGTGGTAACATGAAAAAAATGGAAGAACTAATTAAATGGATTATTGACACATATTCAACCAGTAGTTCAACCGCAGATCCAATATCCACTAATACATCATCTTCAACAAGTAATACTACTTCTTCAACCTCAAGTTCTTCAACATCTAATTCCTCTAGTAGTAATTCTTCAAATACTGAAGAAGATAAATTGTTAGAAAAAATATTGAATACCGAATATTTGGGTAAAGACGTAAAATTTTGGTTGGATATAAATTCAAGTAAATTCAATTTTTTGGATTGGTTGGGTATAATACTAAATTTATAAAAATAAAAAACCCCTCATTTAGAGGGGATTTTTTTTGGTGTGTGTCTAACAAAATTACTTTGTAGAATCTACTTTCACACTGTCAACAACTTGAGTGCTGTCAACTGCAGTTGAATCAACTGTTGTTTCAGTAGTAGTTTCACCTTTAGGTTCACAAGAAACCAAGAAAGAAATTACACTTAACGCTAAGATTACTTTTTTCATGTCTGTTTTTTTAATTTTTATTTTATTTCTGTTTATAAATATATCATAACTCTTCAAAAGAGTCAAGTGGTGGAGGTGAGGGGAGTCGAACCCCTGTCTTGTTCGCCATATTTCAAATGGACTACACGTTTAGTCAATTGGTTCTCAACTGACAAATAGGAAGTTACAGATTGAGATAATTACTTCCAAAAATCCCCGAACCGGATTTTCAAGAGCCGTCCGATGTGCTCCAACACTCTTATGGTGGTGTTACACCTTGATCACTTCTGTTCCTAGGTTATATGTGAACCGACCCGAAAGCAGTAACTCAATTAAGCGATAACTGCAGACTCTTCTCTGATAAGACCAGCGAGAGCCATTTTGTCTAATACGTTGCCGTTTAGAATTTACCACCGATTATTAAAGTCGTAGATGATATGCGACTACGTGCCCATTTGCCATACAAACGCCAATCAATGCCGGACACCCCCAATAATTTCAAAGAACATTACAAAGATATAAATATTTATCTGATATGTCAAAAAGTAATTTATATCAACAATTGGTGGATTTTACAAATGGAGTAATTTCTGCCGAAGAAATAGAAGACCCAAATATTAAAATTGTAAAAACTAATGGCCTTGTTAAGTTAGATTTTGATACTGATGATTATATTGAGATTTTAGTTGGAGATGGTTCAAATGAATACTATTATCTTAAAGAGGCTATTGGTGCTTATTATGGATATACAGGATCTTTTATGTATGATGATTGGAGATCCCGGGAAGATTGGGATGAGGGATATATGGTCGAAGGTTTAGATCAGGAAAACATTGATAGGGTTATGGAAATAGTAAATATGCTTGGTTTTCCTCACGATCCCACATCAGTAGATTTTGGTAAAATCTCAAAATTTTTACACGATAACTTTGAACGTCAAGTTGATGATATTATAGGTGAATACCAAACAATGACAGATGATGCGATGAAAGAGGTGATATCTAACTTTGCATATGATGAATATTGTAATGTTTTTTTTAGATTCAATATATTTCATAGCTCGGCAAAAAATCTTTGTTTTAAAACTTACACAACTAGTGTTAAAAATTTAATTTCTCTTTATAAGTCACACGGAAAATATGATTGGAGTTTGAAACAATTACTCAGACAAATATCCAAAGATAATGATTTGGCGGAAGATGATTTATTTGATATTGCTATGGAACAATATTGGAGGCATTTTGATAAAAAATATTTCAAAAATTATGTGAAGGGAAAACTTGAAGAAATTAAAGAAAAAATTGAAGAAGATGCCGAACATATTGATGAATACAGGGAAATAACAGATAGACTAAAAAAATTTAAGTATGGCACATGGTATGATCTACCCAAAAATGATCACATAATGTTCAAAATAAATTTTGTATCTCTCAAAACCTTGGATATTAATTTTGCATATAAAAAGAAGGGAACTAATCAAATTACTGACGATATTAACATGGATTTAGAAAGATTTCTTCTATTTTTATATCAACCGGAACTTTTTTAGTTTTTTTTCCACTTTTTTTTGTATCTTTGTAAAAATTTTATTATGCAAGATTTACAATTCTTAAAAGAAGTCCTTTCTGTTCCCACCAAAACATATCAGGAGGAAAGGATGGTTCAATATATTGTTGATTGGTTAAGGAATGAGAAAATTGAACACTACGTTGATGAACACATGAACGTTTATGCCATCAAACAAGAAAAAGAGTCCCAAACAGATTTTTATTTCCCCTGTGTTGTTGCACACACTGACACCGTCCACAATATTGACACCATCAATATCAGAGAGGAAATGAAACCAAACACCTCAGGCGAGTTGAAATTATCACTCAAGGCTTATAACGATGAAGGTAAACCAACCGGGATAGGTGGAGATGATAAATGTGGTGTATTTGCCTGTTTGAAACTACTAAAAGAACTCCCTTATCTAAAAGCCGCGTTTTTTGTATCTGAAGAAACAGGTTGTCACGGATCAAGAAAGGCCGATGATAGATTTTTCTCAAATGTTGGTTATGTTATTCAGTTTGATGCACCTGAAAATTGGATGGTGACTGAAACTTGTTTTGGAGCTAAGTTATTTGAAAAAGAGAGTGAGTTTTTTGAAAAATGTGACAAAGTTTTGGTGGAAGGTATGAATAATAAACAACAATACATGACACATCCTTATACAGATGTATACGCACTCAAAACTAAGTTTGATTTTGCCTGTATTAACTTCTCAATTGGTTATTATGACTACCACACAGAAAATGAATATGTTGTTGTTGAAGACACTATGAATGGGGTTGAAATGGGTAGAAAAATCATTGAATCTTTGGGATATAAAAAATATTTCAAAACAACAGAAAAATCAGAAAGATTTAAATATTGGTAATAAAAAAAAGGGAAGTTTAACTTCCCTTTTTTGTTTTTGTCATTTGTATGGTTTCCCCATCTTCAGTTTTCAAGGTATACTTGACACCTTCTTTTACATTTCCTTTTAGAACTTCTTCGGAGATAAAATCCTCAACTTTATCTTGAATTGCTCTCTTTAACGGACGGGCTCCATACATTTCATCGAAACCTACTTTGGAGATCATTTTCTCAATTGACTCATCAAATGAGATCAAATATTTCATTCCTTCCAATCTCTTATTTAATTTCTGTAATTCAATCGTAACGATCTTACTAACATCTTCTTGTTTCAAAGTTCCGAATACAACAATGTCATCAATTCTGTTTAAGAACTCCGGAGAGAAGAATTTTTTAAGTTCTTTCTGAAGAGTTTCTTTTCTGAGTTCTTCGTTTGCAAATACATTATTTGCATTTGTGAATCCGACACCAGCTCCGAAATCTTGCATTTTCTTCACACCAAGATTGGAAGTCATAATGATGATACAGTTTTTGAAGTTGATTTTTCTTCCCAAACCATCGGTCATATGACCATCATCCAACACTTGAAGAAGTGATCCGAAGATATCTTTGTTCGCCTTTTCAATCTCATCAAATAAGATCACCGAGTAAGGTTTGTTTTTAACTTGTTCAGTTAATTGACCACCCTCATCATATCCCACGTATCCGGGAGGTGCCCCGATAAGTTTGGATACTGTATGTTTCTCTTGGTATTCGGACATATCAACTCTGATTAGATTGTCTTCACTACCAAACACTTCTTTTGCAAGTTGTTTTGCTAAGTATGTTTTACCAACACCGGTTGAACCCAAGAAGATGAATGAACCAATAGGTCTGTTAGGATCTTTGATTCCCAATCTATTTCTTCTGATTGATTTTGCAATTCTTTTAACGGCTTCAGATTGACCAATTACTTTACTATTAAGTAAATTTTCTAAATTTACAAGAGCTTGAGTATCATCAGAAGTAAGTTTAGAAACTGGGATCTTTGTCATATTTGAAACAACATCATAAACTAGATCAAGTAATACTTCTCTTTTTTTCTCAATCAATTCGTTATCAAACTTCTTTTTTTCTTCGTCTAATTTAAGAAGAACCTTTCTTTCTTTGTCTCTGAGTTCTGCGGCTTCTTCAAATTTTTGTTTTTTAACAACTTCAATCTTTTGAAGTTTAATTTCGGCAGCTTTTTGTTTTAATTCTTCAATTACTTCAGGAAGTTTAATATCTACCTGACTTCTTGCTCCAACTTCGTCCAAAATATCAATTGCTTTGTCCGGAAACTCTCTATCTGTGATATATCTTTCCGCCAAATTCACACAAGCGTTTAAGACCTCTTCGTTAAAACTTACTTTGTGAAAAGTTTCATATCTACTTTTAAGATTTCTCAGAATTTCCAATGTTTCTTCTTTAGATGCCCCATCAACAATGACTTTTTGGAATCTTCTTTCAAGAGCACCATCCTTTTCAAAATTCTTACGATATTCATCCAAAGTAGTTGCTCCAATACATTGAATTTCTCCTCTAGCAAGAGCAGGTTTGAAGATGTTTGATGCATCTAATGATCCTGAAGAATTACCCGCACCTACGATGGTGTGAATTTCATCAATGAATACAATAATATCAGGGTTGTCTTGAAGCTCCTCAATGATAACTTTCATCCTTTCTTCAAATTGTCCTCTATATTTTGTTCCCGCAACAATAGAGGTCATATCCAAAGACAGAATTCTTTTGTCAGATAAATTTCTTGGACAGTTCCCTTCATAAATTCTCATTGCCAATCCTTCAGCGATGGCCGTTTTACCACAACCCGGTTCACCAATAATAATGGGGTTGTTTTTCTTTCTTCTTGATAAGATCTGAGCAATCCTCAAAATTTCCTTATCTCTCCCAACTACGGGGTCTAATTTACCTTCTTCCGCTAATTTAATTAGATCTCTACTGAAGTTATCTAACGCGGGTGTTTTGGAGTCAATTGTTTTTTTTGACTCCCTCTTGTTTTCATTATCCATTGATTCTGTCATACAACATTTGTTTTTATTAACGATACAAAATTTATTCTAAAAATACAATATTGACAATTTGTCGTTATATAGGACATAATGTCATAGTATTATGATACGGCACAAATTTAGTTGACTTATATGAAAATAAAAAATAAATTTATAAAAAACAAAAAAAAATTATGAGAAACAGAAATTTTGAAAACTTAATTGACTCTTTCTTCTTCGGATATAATCCGGTAAATGTTAGAACTCGTTTACAAGAAGTCCCTTCAAATGAGTATGAAGTAAATTACACAAAAGATGGTGCTTACTGCTTTTTTGAAGTACCAGGTTTCAATAAGACTAATCTCAAAGTAGAATTTGAGAATGGTGTTATTGAAATTGAAGGAAAAAGAAATTATAAAGTTGAAGGTGAAGAAAAAACTAAGACTATTTCTCACAGATTCAGAATTGGTGAGGGATACGACTCTTCTCTATTAGAAGCTACAGTTGAGGACGGAATTCTTACACTCTTCGTTCCGAATCTAAAAAAACCGGAACCAAAGAAAAGAATCTCCCTTCTTTAAAATCAAAACCCGTCGGATTAGACGGGTTTTTTAATTTGTGAGTTTATAGATCGGTACAAACCCATAATTTTCATAAAAATGTGGTGTTATAACCCATTGTTCGGTATCTTCTTCAATTCCTTCGTAAGGATTGTCATATATAACATCTTCAATTTTTTTGAACTCTTCTTCTTCAGTTTCATTATCTATTGTCGGAATTTTACTATTACCATAAGAATATTCTAAATGAAATTCAGGGCCGTCTTTTGTTTTCACGAGTTTGGAACTTATGTAAATTATTTCTAAAAACCCTTCACCGAAACGAGTATCAATTTCAATCCTTAATTTTTTATTATTGAAATCTTTTCGTAACCCCTCAGAAATTATTTCTTTAGTTTTTTCATAACCAAATTCTTCTACCATACTTGGAAGTAATTCCTCACAATCAAACCCGGAATATTTACATATTTCCTGTAATCTTGGATTTGGATATCCGCCGTATTTATCAAAAACTTTAAAAAGAGTTTTAACATTAACCATACTTAGATAAATATTTATATTTTTAAGATGGGTTATTATTTTTAATAAAAAACTATGGGAATAATAAAAGAAGAAATCAAAGGTACTAAAATAATAAATGAGATTCAGTCTTCTAATTTAGTCAGAACCGAATATGATACGGAAACAAAAAAAATGTTGGCAGAATTTAAAAATGGAGCCACATATGAATATGAAGATGTCCCTCATTCTGTTTACACCAAGTTTAGGATGTCGGAATCCCAAGGTAAATTTTTCAACACAGAAATTTCAAAAAAGTTCAATTATAAAAAAATATAATTTTTTGTAAAGTCTTTTTTAGGGTTTTGAATATTTATTAATGAAAATAAATCCTAAAAACCTAATGAAAAATGGCTAGAGCTAAATCTACAGCTGAAACCGTAGCTGGTGCGGTTAAACCTCCAATTTCCTTCAAAGAATTCTCTAAAGACCCCGTTAAAGGGTTAATGTTCATTTGTATTATTGCAGTTGGATACCTTTATGTTGATATTAAAATGTCAAATACAAGTATTCAAGAAAGACAAAATTCAAAAATTGAACTTTTAGAGGGTAAATTAAATCTTCTAACTGACCAACTTCGTAAGTCAGATAGTACCTCCGCCGCATTGGCATCAAAAATAAACGTATTACAAGAACTTGGAAAAATTAAATAATATGAAACTAATATACACATTATTGTTTTTATTATTAATTGGTTGCGGTTCTGATAAAACAGAAAAAATCGTAGAAAATGAAACAGATACAAAATTTGACTCAATTATTAATAAAAGTCAAGAAAATATTACCCTTGTTGCAGGGGCAAGTAGAAAAAGCGATTCAACTATTACAGGGAAAGTCGAAAAAACCGTAAAGAAGATCGCAAAAATGG